GTTTAGACATGGTTTCGTTCGTTTGAATTTGATAAAACTTAGTAAATGATTTATCAATGGCCCGAAGAATAGCTTGACCTCCAACAATCGCTGCTGCGGCGCTTCTCTTAGGTCCCTTACCAAGGTTATCGGCAAGAAATTTGAGATCAGCACTAAGCAGGTCATTGTTGTAAAAATACTCGGCGTCGTGGACACGGCAAGTATGATCAAACTCATCAATTGGAGGCACATCTGAAACAACACTAGGTTGTTCAGTTCCTGCCGACCAATTCGGACCACAGTAGTTTCCATGGTACTTCATCTATAGTGGTGCAAAATCTATTTCTTCTAGATTTTCAACGGCAGCCTTCTTGTAGTCAATGGTTAGCTTATCATAGTAATCTTCCATTGCGACCTGTTCATCGGGGGTGTACCCCCAAGCCACCATGAATCCTACCCGGGCATCGCTAGTGATCTCGGCTTCCTTGGATTCCAGCCTCACAGCCAAGAACCGTGCCCCGGACTGCATCTGAACCGAACTACCGAGATTTGATGCCACACCGTTGCGCATGTAACAACGGTACATAGCCTGCATGACTGGCACCCCTCCACAAAGGGCCAAGCCACACTCACCAACAGCGTATAACCATTTCCGCATTGCTGCCTCACTGTCTAATGGGAATAGGCACATGGAATCCTTTTCTCTAGCTGTGTCGAAGTTGCGCACCGCAATGTGACCACGTGAGGTATTGATCACCCGCATCTGGCAGAACTCAATTTCCTCTAGTTGGTCCACAGTTGGCTCTCGGGTCATCCTGAAGCCCATTTCGAGGAACCAAGCATCCAAGCCTTCCACGAACTGTGCTTCGTATTCACGCTCCATAAACACCACACAATCATCACCGTTGTTGATGAACCGGATGGGCACTTGCCGTGACTTGGAGTACGCGTGCACCATGGCACACATTATAAGGCAATTACCTAGTGCGGTATTCATATCCCCACTAAACCTACGCCCCTTAACTTTGTAGCGTAACTTGCCATCATCGCAATGGCCCACGCCAACATTGTCGATTTGCATTTTCAATAGCCTCACCAATTCCTTGTCGTGCTTGTATAGCTCTTTGTAAATAGAGTGCTCCCATCGCAACATAACCTCCGAAACATGCATGTCGAACTTGGTTGCGTCAAGTCCGATAGCAATTGGATCACCAAAACTCTCCCATTTGTCAGTGATAATACCACCTATTTCCTCCACGTTATATCCCTTCATTATAACGTGCTTCTCACCGAACATTCTATTTACAGCCCGATATAACCTATGTTCAATGTGTTTAAGGTAACAACCAACACCCAGATTGTAAACTGGATGTCTGGGCTGTATGCACCGTGGTGCTTTGGTTGGGTTAACCTTTTCGCATTTCACGAAAGCGGCACTAACTGCGTGCCTCTTCTCTACCCCGTAATCATAGAACTCCTCGAGTGCGTTCTCATATATCTTGCGTTTCCTACCACGAAAC